ATAAAATACTCAGTGTTTAAAACTTCTTTCAAATGTTCTCAACTAATAAGTAGAATATATAGAATACTTCTAGGTGAAGAAGACTTACCTACTTCAGAGAGAAGTACATTTTATAATAATAAATCATATACAGATAAAGTTTACAATAAAGCTATAGATGATATGATAAAAGATAAATACAGATAATATGGCGTTTAAATTAAAAAACGAAGGTGTTAAGAAAATAATAGGTGAACTAAGAAAAGCTAGTAAGCTACACGCTGGTCAAGCTGATAAGTTACAGAAAATGATTACACCATTAAAACAAGATAGAACACCAGGGTCACAAAACCCTAATTTTCCAGACGTAGTGTATACTAAAGATGGTAAGGCAATTAAAAGTGTTAATATCGATGAAGGAAGGTTAGATTTTCTACCAAGTATAGGACCAAAAGGCAGGTTTGTTAATTATACTGAAAACGGTAAAAAAACAAAGTACTATTACAAAAATCCTAAAAAAGCACCAGACCAAGCTAAATTTAGTGATTTAGAAAAAGAAGACGACGATAGAAATTAAAATACGATTATGGGATTTAAAATGAAAGGACCTAGCCTATACAGAGATAAATCAGCGTTTAAAGCTAACAAAAAAAAAGTTAGTCCAAACTTTGATAAAAACTTTACTTCGTTATCACGGTCGAAAAGCCCTGTTTTTAGAAAAAGTTTAGACGAAGGTGTTTTAGGTGAAGCAAATAATGATGGCAGTATATTCGTAGATAAGAGTGTTCCAAAAGGAAGTCCTTTAGAAGCTGAAGTCGTAGCTCATGAGCAAAAACATATAGACGATATGAATACTAAAATCAAAGTACCTGGCAAAAAAAATAAAGTTAAAATGCTAGATTATGGAGATAACTTTGTTATTTATAAAGGCAAAAGGTTAAAAAGAAAAGATGGTATGATAGAGCACCCTAGTAATGGTAAGATGAAACCAGAAGGTGACAAAAGTTTTCCATGGGAGCAAGCAGCATATAAAGAAGGTAACAAAGCAAGAAAACAAGCAGAAAAAAAGATATGAGTATATTAGGAAAAATATTTTCAGGTGGAGCTACTGAATTAATAAAAGGTGTAGGTGGTGTTATAGATAACTTACATACATCTAAAGAAGAAAAGCTTGAAGCAGAAAAACAAATAAAAGATATGATAATGGGTTACGAAGCTGAAATGCAAAAGCAAGTAACTGACAGGTGGAAAGTTGATATGGCCTCTGATTCCTGGTTATCAAAAAATATAAGACCACTAGTTTTAATATTTTTAGTAGTATCAACAGT